TTTTTCTAGCGTGACGAAGTCTGTGTCTTCCAGTCCGGGCAGCGTTTTAAAACCTCTGGCAACGCGTTCGTTGCTGGACATGAAGCTGTAGATTTTCTTAGCCACGGCTCCGTTTACTTCCTGACCCTTGCGCAGTTGCTCCCAGCCGTTGACGGCGATACTTGTTTTCTCTGGTATGGATCGATGTCCGCGAAATTCGAAGAGGTATCCGCTGGACCGGAGGGTGGTATCTATTTCTGCAAGCATGTATCCGGCGTGGGCCAGAATGAGCCAAGAGCCCTCTGACATGTCTAGCTGATCGATATCGTAGATATGCTCGTAATGGCCCCTCGAATCTTTCTTAGGAAAGTAGTCTTTTATAAAGCGTCGATCTACGCGGTTTATAATGCGCGCCGCTACTTTGTGTACTTGCCGAGGTACGCGGTAGGATTGAGACAGGGTTTCTGACCCGCCCTCCAGACTAATGAAGGATTCCACGTCGGCTCCGGCCCATCTGTAGATAGCTTGGTCATCATCTCCAGCGCAATACATACGGTCAGATCGTTTATCTAACAGGTGAGCGATATCCCACTGTAGTAGGGAGAGGTCTTGCGCTTCATCTACAAAGCATAGATCGAAGTAAGGACAGACCGTGTACCCTTCTTTAACAAAGTTTGTCAGCATATCTGTGAAGTCGAACAGTTGCATGTTTTCTTTGTATTTAAGAAGGCTGCGATTAACGTAATCGATGGTGTTCCACGCTGCGTCGATGCCGCTTTCGTCGTACTGTTCACGCAGACCTATCTTGCGCATTCTGGCGAGGTTTATGAGACCTAAGATAGGATCAGACGCTTTGAGAAGATCAGGCAGATCGTCGTCAAAGTTTGCGGCCCGCTTCATCTGTATTTTGTAGCCCATCTCTTGCGATAGTTCTTTGTAATGTTCGTCCTGCATCACCTGTTCCGGAACGATGTCGGAGCAGGTCAGGGCCAAACTGTGCAGAGTTCTGAAGTAGAACAGGTCCTTCTTCGGATCAAGATTAAATCGGGCAGCGGCCCGCTCTTTTGCTTCGTTGGCAGCTTTTCTGCTAAACGCCAAGAAGGCTATGTTCATTGGAGCGATACCGCTTTGAAGCGCGTCGTCAACCATATTAAGTAGTGCGGTTGTCTTTCCCGTCCCCGGCGGTCCGAATATTCGAAACATCTGCTTTTTCCTCTTTATATATCTGATCCACGCGCTGCTTGCTAATTCTAAACCACTTAGCCACGGCAGTTTTTGTCATAAAGTGTTTGTCAATCATGCGAACGATTTCTTTGTTTCTCATTTGTATAAGTACGTTTTTCATTAGAAGGGGGCCTCCTTCTTGGCTTCGAACTTAGGCACGGAGAGTTCCATGTCTGCGTTTTCAAAAGCGGGTATTTGCCAGACGCGCACGGAGCGCCCTTTGATCTTTAACACGGTGCTATCACCGTTGATGTCTCTGAGGCGTTGAGCAATTCTGTGGGACTTGTATTCAAAAAACTTATTCTTCTTGAGAAAGTTTTCGAAGTCCTTGAGGCGAAAATATGTGACGCCAGCGTCTTCATCTGTCCACGGACGGCGGAGCAGGATTTCTTCTTTGTCGTGCGCTTGCTGTAGGAAACGGCAGAACTCTTCCAAGTAGTCGTAGAACTGTCCGCTGACGCTGGCGTCTACAGCTACTTCCATAATCGCGCTTTCGTTATCCCGCATCTCTGTAAGCAACGAGCTTATGCGGCCTTCCCACTGAGCTTTTTGAGCGGTTCGGGGCATAAAGTTAAGTTGCTCCATGCAGGCTTTCTGAAAGGCGGGCTGGCTCATCAGAGCTTCTGTATCTAGCTCTAGGGGCTCACCGTTTACATCCATAAACCAGACGGGCGGCGTTGAGTTGTACTTTCGCAGGTTAGCAACAATGGCGTTCTGTACAGCAGAGCCAATACCGAACTTCATGGTTAGGCAAAGCTCTTTGTTACAGTGCGCGTTAATCGGTGCGTCATTGCATTTGTATGCGTAATCTCTGCGCTCTACCTGCTTGGCGACTACGTTGACTTCGGGAAGCGGCAAGGGGGGTTCAAGATACAGCATGTTGTAATTTAAAATCTCTGTTTCCCAACTGTCGGGGAAAGCTTTGCGGAGATACACGCCTATGTTAAACAGGCCGTTGTTCCTACCACCCTCTGATATTTTCTGACGAACAAGGTGCTGTAAGCACGGCGGTCCGTCTCGCATGGGCATCTGTTCGGTGGGCTGTTCCCCCACCTGTAGCTTTTGTATCTGTTCGGGCGTTTGTACATGCGTATCGTAAAGCTCAAAGAACTCCTCGATGGTAGCAGAGGTTCCGTCGTCTAGGATGCCATAGCGTAATCCGTCCTCTGCATCGTAGTACGGTAAGTTTAAGAAGTTACCGACATCCCCGCGGTCCAATTGCAGCTTTATTTGTTTTGGAAATACTTCGCTTTCTCCGTAACCCAGTGCTGCGGCGATACACTTCAGAGATTTCTGCATCTCTTGGGCTTCAACCCAGTCACTGCTAAACAGAAAGCAATGTGCCCCACCGCTTTTTGAGCGGCATACGACCATAGGCAGCTTTAACTTCCTGATCTTGTCTATGAGAACTTTGTGATCCAAAGGGTATTGATCGACGTCTACACACCCCCACTTGCACTTGTTCTGCGCGTTGATGGGGATAATTCCAACAGAATTTCCTTTTCCTGAGAGGTGTCCCTCCCAAAGCTTCGCGTCGCGTGTTTCGCGGACGATGGCTGCTTTTCCGGTGTTCTTACCGTTTGACTGAGTTTTATCTACCCGATAAGTACCGTAAGCTTCTTGCAGTCCATCAAAGATGGATGAGAACTTTTTAACGGACATAGCATTCCCCTGTGGTGGGGGCTGCTAACGCAACCCCCTGTAAAACTTAAAACGGCACTTCATCTGTTTTTGCAGATTCCTGTACGTCTTCATTCTGGTGTTTTACAACCACGTCTCCGGCAAGAACGCTCGTAGAGAACTCTTTTCCTCTGGAATAAACGTGCGCGTCGGACACAGGACCTTCACGAGACATTTCCCACCCGTGCCAACTCCCTTTGGAGTTCTCTTCAGCCACAGACTTGAGTTTGTAGATATGAGAGAACCGCGGAGGAGTGAACGGACCGTTCTTGCCTTGCAAGGTGACGGATTGAATCATGGAGTTCCACTTGCGGCTTTTCTTTAGCTGCGTAGACTTCATGGCAATAAGAGCGGTTTCGGTAGACCCATCTTCGTTGACAACAAGCACATAGTGCTGCGCGGTCTCCTCGATGTATTCGCCTTCCCCGTCTACAACGTATTCTTTGTTGTCGTCGGGGTCCCGTTTAGTTTTAGGGATAGTGTCCCCAGCTTTGTAGATATTGCGCGGTGCGCCTGATCCGGTGCCTCGCGGCATCCACTCGATGAACACGCGTTGGTATGCGCAAGGGATAACACTGATGCCGTCTTTCCCAGAGGACGCCTCACCCGTTACAGTGTTATAGATGTCCCCTTTACGCGCAGTTTCGTGCGTGTCGAGAACGGAATCCAAGCCGCTTAACAGCTTGAGGAACGGAAGCGCTAGATCATCTGACCCGATGTTTTCGTTCCCTTGACCTGCGTCGCTTTCGAACATTGATGCGTCAAAAGCCTGTACTTCTGACTTCTTGGTTTTAGTTACAGAGTTTGCCATTATTTAGCTCCTTTTATAATAGCACGTTGACCTACAAAGGCTCCAAAGAGTTCCATTGGAAACTCTTCACCAGCTTCCACTCTTTCACGTACAAAAGCCTTTAATGTACCAGAGTGGATGTTTTCTTCTTGCGTAGACGGGTAGCCCTGCTGAGATGCAAAAGACTGGAAGTCTCTCGCTCTATCGTCTTCGCCCCTGCCAAACTGACATGCCACGACATTCTTAATGATGTCGTCATATCCGTTGTCCCGTAACCATTGGTAAGCCTTCGGCCTGTTGGCTACGAGGATTGATGCTCCATATGTGGGTTTGACATCTACTGTCGCCCCGTCATCCAGAGCAAAGCTTGAAAGACCCATTTCTTGCATTGCAGAAGGGAGGTCTTCGTCCGTCAACTTTAACAAGTCCTTCTTGCGGGCCTTGAGTTTTGCGTCAAGTTCCTCAACTTCTTGTTGCGTTGTGCGGATTGTTCGGGCTATCTTAGCTATACCTGTTAGCGAACCTAGCGCGGTGTTTTCGATGGAACGGGCAAAGTCTTCCTCCATCTGATCTTTTAAAAAGTCTATCATGTTTTCTCGCTTTCGTTGTTAAAGGCCCTTTTACGGCCTTGACAAACTCCCTTATATTCTCATATTATCGCGTAGTCAAGAGGCGTAGGAGAAAAAAATGAAAGTAGATTGGCAAGATTATTTAATCTTTATTTTAGTCCTTATTATATGCGCAGGGTGGGTGTTCTATGTATCAATTCAAAACTGAACCGTTCAATCATCAGCGCGAGGCGCTACAAGCTTCGTGGGACGCGGCGTATCATGCGTGGTTCATGGAAATGGGAACGGGAAAGTCCAAGGTAGCTATAGATAACATGGGCGTTCTTTACCAACAGGGCCGTATAAAGGCGGCGTTGATCGTCGCGCCAAAGGGCGTTTACGACAACTGGGTGAAGGGAGAGATTCCTGCGCATTTGCCTGACGACATCGAGCGCAAAATAGTACGATGGAAGCCTGCTCAAAGCAAGAGTTATGCAGCGGAGCTAGAAGATTTAACGATGGAAGCCTATGACGGCCTCAAAATCTTTGTGGTTAACGTCGAAGCCTTCTCTTCCCCGCGTGGCGCGAGAGCCGCGGGCCGTTTTCTGGTGCAAAACCCTGACAACATGATGATCGTGGACGAAAGCACGACGATCAAAAACCGAAAGGCCCAGCGCACAAAGAACCTGATGACGCTTACGAAGTACAGCAGATACCGACGTATTCTTACGGGGTCTCCTGTAACCAAGAGCCCTATGGATTTGTTCAGCCAGTGTAACTTCTTGGACGAACGTGCGCTGGGATATAACAGCTACTTCGCGTTTCAAAGCAGGTATGCTGTCGTACAAAAGCGCGTCATGGGAGCCCGAAGCTTCCAAGAGATAACAGGCTACCGCCGTCTCGACGAACTAAACGAAAAGCTCTTTGAGTTCTCTACGAGAGTGCTAAAGGAAGAGTGTCTTGATCTGCCAGAAAAGGTTTACATTAAGCGAGAAGTAGAGCTTACTGATGAACAGGCCAAAGTGTACACTCAAATGAAGAAGCTTGCTTTGGCGCAAATGGAAGGTGGGGACCTAGCTACAACAGAAAGTGTTTTAACACAGATCATGCGCTTACAGCAGATTTGTTGCGGCTTCTTTCAGCCTGACGTTGGGAAGATACAGCCGCTAAAGAACAACCGTCTGAATGAACTAATGAACATTACAGACGAGCTTCAGGGGAAGGCCATCATTTGGGCGTCGTACACGCATGACATCCAACAGATAGCTGATACCCTGCGCGACCGTTTCGGGCCCGATTCGGTCGCACTTTATTACGGCGAAACGCCACAAGATAAGCGCCAAGAGATTGTAGAACGATTTCAAGATGTAAACGATCCGCTGCGGTTCTTCGTAGGTCAACCAAGAACTGGCGGGTACGGTATTACGTTGACCGCAGCAACCACCGTTATTTACTACTCTAATAGCTACGATCTTGAAATAAGATTACAATCGGAAGACCGTGCCCACCGTATTGGACAAAAGAATACTGTAACATATATTGATCTCGTTTCGCCGGACACGATTGACGAGAAGGTTCTGGGAGCCCTGCGTCAGAAGATTAACCTAGCTGAACAGGTCCTTAACGAGGACCCGCGGAATTGGCTAAATTAAGAATACCGCCTTCTGGCATAGTACCGGGCAGGCCGTATTTCTCTATGAGAGAGCGGTCTTCTGGCAATGCCAAGGGACGGCTTCTAGGACGCGGAAGAGTATTTTCTGCATACATTGGGTTCAGGGGTGTAAGG